ATTATTCCTTTGGAATTAATGCTAAAAGTTCATCTTTTTTAGCACCTGCTTCAAATGCAATGCCTTTTTCAGTTAGTACAGCTCGAAGCTCATCTACTTTTAGACCAGCATAGTTAATTGGTTGTGGTTGAGTATCACTTGGTTTTTGGTCATTTTCAGGTGTTTGACCACCTTCACCTGATTCAAGTTCAGCAATACGTGCTTTCATCGCTTCAGGATCATTTTGAAAAGCAATAAATTCGCCCTTCACAGTTGCAAGCTGTTCCTCAGCAGACAATATTGCTTGTTCTGATTCTGTTAATTTCGCCACCACAGCATCAAATTGCTCAACAGGAACAAGCGAGCCTACATTAAAATTTGGTTCTACTGACCCGTTTAAATGTGAATATGCATTACGAATTTCATCTGCATTAGGAAAATCATCATCTACATGTACAAATGAAGCTTCTCCAATAACTCCTAAAAATGAAGTCCGATAACATGCATTGTGTTCACGATTTTCAGGAATTGTATTTGTATAAATGACTTTCATTTTTATCTCCAAAAACAAAGGCGACCGAAGTCGCCATGTTTATTAAGGTGTGCCAGAAATAACTGCAGCAAATGGGACAAGTTTACGGTCGAACACTCGTTTCCAATTTGAGCCGTCCGAATATTGGCCAATTGTTGGTGTTTTATTTGGATCCTTTTCGCCTTCCCAAGAAAAACCAGCAGGTTGTAAAATATAAGTTTTACGTTCAACAATAGTTTCTGAACCACCACCGTTACCACCAAGCTCATCACGTTGCAAGCCAACAGGATTAGCTGGAGTTCCTTCACCATAGCCAAACGCACCGGTACCAAAGAACATCGTTAGATATTGCTTAGAACCATAGGTAAGGCCATCATCCATGAAGATTGGTTTGCCAAGATAGGTTGTTAAAATGATTCGACCTTGTGAATCTTGGATATACTGGATAAGGTCTTTCTTCACCATCTGTTTCATTACAGCTGAATGAACACCAATAGCAGCAAACTGATCTGCTGCATCACCAGCGGTAAATGCAGCATCTTGCATAGCATCAGCGGTCATTGTTGCTCCCGCATCAATAACCATGTCACCAGAATTATTAGCAATGTTAGAGGCAATAATTCCTCGAGCTGCACCTAATAAGTAACGCTGCCATTGACGCTCCCAATACTTTCCATATCGGTTACGAATGTGTTGCATTGGCTCACTATTAGCCAACTCGGTTGTTAAATCTGCTACACCATAAGGTTTGTTGAGATAAAGAGTTCGTGCTTGCATACTACCTTGAGTAGCTTTACCCACTTTACCTTTTTGATCAGGATCATCTGTAGAAGTGTTTGGCTCTTCATTAGCATCAAGATCTTGCCAATATGAAATAGTTGAAGTGCCTTGGCCGTTGTTGGCAATTGCATCTAAGGCTTCATTTTTAGTGACAATACCGGATTGATAAACTGCTGTTTTTTCTGGAGAGTTTACTGGATCTAAAGTCGCGTAATATTCACCAACGAAAATATCTTTTAATTGGGTGGCTGGCATATTTATTTACCTTTTGTTTGCAATAATTGTTGGAAAGCTGTTGGGTTTTCACGAGCTAAAGCCGCTCGCTCAACTTCTGTATAGTCAGACCATTTCTTAATTGAAGTTCCTGAACCAGGCGAACCAGAACCATTTGCTTTAGGCCAGAAGTAAGGTTTGTTCTCGCGTAAGCCTTCTACCCACTCCTTAGGAGTAACAGGGTTAGAACCATCTTTACCAATCACCACTTCACCATTTGCATCGATTGCAACAGCCTTGCCGTTTTCATCTAATGAGAACTGTGATTGAGCTAAAAATGCGATATCTGCTGTTGCTTCACTCAAGGCACCCATTTCAACGGCTGCCTGAACGATCTGACCTTGAATTACGGACTGACGGAATTTATTTGCATAGGTCTCTGCTTTGTCAGCTCGCTCTTTCTCGGCCTTAAGAAGCTTTTCATGCTCTTCACGCATTTTCTCGGTACGTTTCTGAATAACTTCTTCAATTTTGCCTTCAGCAATAAGTTTGGATTCTTCATCCTGATTTGATTTATCAAGCAAGACCTTGATTGCATCCAGATCCAACCCGTCAACCTTTGATTTCAATGAACCTAGTTCATCTTTCAACTCTTTTTTATCTTTGATAAGTTCTGCATTCTTATCTTTAAGACCTTTAACAGCTTCATCAACGGCTGCTTGAATAGCTGCTTTAATTTCAGGATTTTCCAAATCAACTTTGATTTCGTCTGGCATATTAAAATCTCCTAGAGATACCGCTTAGCGGGTTTAATTGTTGAACCTTCTGCTTAGCTTCAGGCAATAAAAAAGCGCCCCTAAGGACGCTCTATTTCAATGAGTTATTTATGCAATGTTGTAGCCTTCTACACCACGTTTTTGTCGATTACGAGTTCGTTGCTCAAGCCACATTTGACCTTGCTCAATATTAGTAATAGCAAGCGAATTTTCACGGCAAGGAAATTTTTCATTCAGAACACGTAAACGATGTAAAACTATCGCAAGTAATGCTTCATTCGTGATGCCATTTACTCCAACTTCCTTAACTGGACCAAGTTGAAATTGAATTGGAGTAAGTGAATCTCCAGTTACGATGTCATAGAAATGACCGGTTTCAAGAGACTGTTCACCATCACGGGTTTTAACAGTTTCGTTATGGGTAACTGTTACTCCATTATCATCTTTATGAATTTCACGGCCCATTACACAATTTTGAAAACCATCTAGTTGATATGAATGCTCAAAAACATCTTTTGGCGACCAAGAAATATAACCTTCATGATCTGGATGATTAGCCTTGCCACCATCTTTGTATTCGATTAAATAACCAGGATCACTTGGGTCTTCATTTTCAGGGATTTGCCACCCTTGGTATTCATTGTATTCACCACGCGTCATGGGCGTTGCTAAAACTGACTTAGTACCAATGTATGCAACCATAGATGCTGTTAATAGTTTCTTGCTCATTTTAATACTCACAAAAAAAGCACCCGAAAGTGCTAAGGTTAAAAATTAAGTTCTAAGTGATGAGTGCGATTGCTTTTAATCTTTCAAAAGTAAAACCATAAATTGCCATGGCTCTTGAAATCTTAATTTGAAGAAAAGGCACCAGAATTAATTTTGTGCTCAGAATATATTGAGCATCTGACATATTGATTTGCTTTTCAGTCATTTGCAGTACCTTTAGCTACGTTTCCTTTGCGCCCCAAACCCTTTGTCTAGGTTCGTCACCAACCAAGCGGATTCCTTGAGGACCACCTACATCAAATGTTGCTGTGATAGTCGCTGGACCCTCAAAAACACCACAATTCATCTTTACAGAGGTTAATCCAGCTAATGGAATACCTGTTTCCTCGTCACAAAGGGCGAGATGAGAAGATCTATCTGAAACTCTTTTAAGAACTAAATGTCTAACTTTTGATTCACTCATAGGCCAAACTCCATAAATGAGAAAAGCGCCGTTTGGGCGCTTATATAGGTGAAAATTGTGTCTTAAGTGAGTTTAGGATTACCTGTCATCGGCAATAATTACTCACATTTAAACCCTGTTCCAACAAGGTCTTTTTTCAAATTTGAAACGAGAGTTTGTTGTTCCTGCTGTTGTCCACTAAGATAATTTTGATCTAGAGCTTCTGCACCATCTAAAGATTTATAGAGCTCTTTAGATTCCTCTAAATTGTCTTTTAAAAAAGTGGTTAGGTTTAGTTTCGCCTGAGTCGCTCTACACAAATTATTTTTAGCTTCTAAATCTTGAGCAGCCTGTTTTACTTGGCCAGTTGTAGGATCAAAAGAATATGCATTTGCCATTGCTGACTCTAAAGCTTCAGACAATCGATCATATTCTTTAAGATATTTTTCACTTGGTTCAGCTAAACATGTGATTGAGATGAGAGTAAGAGATATAAAAGCTATTGTTTTCATATTGTATAAATTCTGATGTTTTAAAAAATATAACATAAGAAAAAATTACAGACCCAACTCTTTAAAAGATTTTTCATCCAACTTTCTTAACTCATCTAAGCTATACAAACGCCCTTCAGGATCGAAGAACTTATCAAAATCAAACCTTCCCTCTTTATAGAGCTTATAACGCTTTGGCCCTAGCCACTCTTTTTGGAAGAAGTCATCTGTCTTTTTGAAGAACTCTTTAAATGTAGTGTTGGCATCTAGCTGCCCTATTAATTGGCTCCGCTCATCTTTTGGAATGTCTTTAACTCGGCGTTCGTCCATTACAAATGGCCGTTCGCCAACAAGCAGACCATCTTTTTCGACTGGTACCAAAATGCTCCGGCAGTTAGGATGTAACGGCGGTACCCGTTTTGCTGGATCGTTAATCTCCCAAACCGCACCATCAAGTGAAGCACACAGTTTAGATGTTCTTCCGTCTAATGTAGCTACCAGTCTTACATATTCAAAACCAATCTGGTTAAAGCTATTTAGATATGCTTGATTGGCCACATGGCTGCGAACTGTTCTCACGGTACGGTCAATATCAGACTTTGAGCCACTTAAAAGCCCATCCTCATAATTAAGCCGTTTGGTACCACGAATACGCTGAACAATTTCCTGATTAGTTTTACCTGAGTTAATGCCTTCCCGAATAGCATATTCAACTTTTTGGCGTGCAGTCTCAGCAATATTGGAAAGAAGATCATCAACTAATGCTCCACCTACTAAGGGTACTTTTTTAGCTGCTGTATATAGCTTTTCACCGTTAGGTTTCTTAATCTTGCCGCCGTATAACTTAGCTGTGTAATTAGCCTCATATACAGCCATTGCAGTTGCTGAAACTGCAAAAGCTTCAGGCAATGAAGAATTTAGACTTGTATGCCAGCCGGATATTAAATCTCGTATCTCCTTGAGGTTGGCCGTTGTGTAAAGACCCGCTGCAAGAGCTGCTTTCTCAGAATCATTTAACTCATCCAACAAATCCCGAAGCTTTGCCAGCATTAAAGCTGACTCATCATTAAAGATTGTTAGTAATTCCTTAACTGATTGAGACGATGCCCGGAACAAATATGCTTGATGTTGAGTTAATACCTCGAGCAGTGATTTATCTTCTGAGGCCATTTATTACTCCTAAAGCGGCATACTATCGCGCTCACTTTCAACACGCTTCAACTCTTCCTGAAAATCATGAGCTGGCAGCTTACCAGTAGCGATATATTCCCAATACGTCTGGAACGAATTCTTTCCAGCTATGGCGCCTTCATATAGTTGCTTAGCAAGATTGATATCGTATTGCTGAACAATAAATTCAGGATCAACCGTAAAAGAGTATTTAGATGGGTCTAGCTTTAACCATTGAGCAGCATATTTGATAGCCTGCTCAATAGCCGCAGCAGCACAAGTGACAATGCTATGTAGGCTTGCTTGTTGGTCATCCTGACGCGCACGTCGTGCTTCACCTGACTCTTGTGAATTGGTATCAATCACCTTTGCTCCAGCTTCAAGAGCTGCGTTTTTTTGTGCATCCATTTCATGCTTTGTGAGTTCAATACCATTACCTGAAATTTCCAAATAACCACATTGCGAATCTTTGGGCAGGCTCCAGACAGCCATTACACCTGTAACGCTAAGATCGGGATCTTCATCATCAATACCGTTAATCCATGGTTGCGGGTGCGCTGTATGGTGAAGTGACTGAAAATAGTCCGCACTAAGCTGGTAATACTTCAAAGCAGCTTTAGCCATTGTCAAAAGCGGGACCGTTCCAACATCTGGCGAATTGTCAGTGGTACCGCAAAAAACGAATGGCGTAAAAGAAAGCAGATTACCGCCTAGATCAGGTGTTTTATCTTCTTCAGTAGAACCATCAAATAATCGAACTGATAAAGCGCCGTCTGTCATAGATAAAACACGATGAACTGTCTTTGTGTTATGGCCAAATTCATCTTCACTATTATCAAATTGCTCCTCAAGCACTAATAGTTTTAGATCTTTGCGGCCACCTATACTGTTTTCTTTCCAGTTAATAATGGATAAAGCATCGTAAAGCGCGAAGTAAGGCACGCCTTTAGCATCGACATCAACCAGCAATCCACAGCGACCATATTCCAATAATTCTAAGCAAATTCGGATAAAGAGCTGTTTAAGACCAAATCCGTCATTGGTTGCATTCGTGATAAGCCCTTGCAGCAAAGTGCTTTCAATCACAATATTTGGATCTAACTTTGAAACCAAACCAATCATCGTGCGGAGAGAATCTTGAACCCATAACGGATACTGAGCACGGCTTAAATAAGCTTTGTAAATCTCTCCAGCTGTATCTCCCTGCTTTTCAGCTTCAATCATGCCAGCCGATTTAGCCAAGTACTTTGTTTGTGCCTGTTTGATCTGCTCTTCACCGGCAACGGCATCACGCATAATCAACCAGCTTTTTTGTGCAGCAATATACTGCGGATGTTTATCAGTAACTGCCATAAAAACACCAATAAAAAAGCACCATTAAAGGTGCGTTGTTTAATGAGAAAAACCAGCGATTTTGCGCTGTTTAAAGACTTTCTGAATAATGATTGGGAACCGCTTAGCTATTGGATAACCGCCAGCATCACCCACATGGTCCAAACCAGCACTTTTATCAGGCATTCCAAAATCATCATAGACTTGCTGTTCTAAAGTAGCCGTAAAGTTAGGGCACTTGTTTGTATTCACTTTTAAATGTCGTTCACCCTCAGCATTTAGGATTTGTGCATTAACAGCAGTAATACGATCTTTAATTCCGGGATTCACACCATTCACTTCAACTTTGAA